CTTGAAAGAAAAACGCCTAACTTTTGGAGACAAGTGACCAACGATGATTGGGTTGGTGCAGTAAAGAATTTGCGTAATTTTGGAGATGAGTTTCCTACAAGAAGAAATAGCGAAGCAGATTATTATTTGAGCAACATAGATGCAGAAACGCAAAAAAAAAGGCTTGATGAAACATTAGCTGTGACTGCACCAGCTGATGCACCATCACGTCAATTGACTAACGAAGAGCTTATTGCAAAAGCTCAGGGTCAGATTTCTGCGGCTAAAGGGGAACCAGAAGTCCCCACCACTGTTGAGCCGGAAACAAAAAGCCCATATGACAAGATTGAGGTTCCAGATTGGTTTATGAAAGATAAGCCAACTGTTGAGTATCCTATTCGACCAGAGCCTGATATTGTGCCTCAGGTTAGCCAGCAGCCTTCAATGGTTCCTGAGGAAAAGTACGATCCTGCTGCAAAGCCTATGGATCCTATGGAGATGATTCGTAGAGACATAAACGAAGCTGGGCCTATTGCAAAGACACTATCTAAAAATGAGTTTAAGGGTGCTAACCCATTATATTTTAATGAGAACTCTGGTCAGATTTGGTCTGCTGCATTTAATCAACTTAACCCAATCAAAGCATTGTCTGATTATGTAAATGATCTGATGGTGGATCATGTTGATGAAGATGGCTATGATTCTGCTGCTGATCCAAGGGTAAAAGAAAACCCAGAGCTATTGTGGAGAGCTATTAACTCAGGAAGTTTTGGTGAAACAACTTCAATCATTGAGAGGCTGGAGGAAGAAAGATTAAATCAGGATATTCTATCTTCTTCTGATTCGGCTGTTGCTGAATTAACTGCGTCTATTGTTACGCCTTCAACTGGTGCGCCTGTTTCGGCAATGAAATATATGACAACAGCATCAAAGGCTAAAAGGTTTGTTGGTGGGGCTGCGTTTTCTCTTGCTACTGTTTTGCCAGAACAAATGGTATTGCAAGCAGCCAGGGAAGACAGAACGCTTGTAGATAGCGCAATGGCTCTTTCATTGGTTTCTCTTGCTGGCGGAACTTTGAACACAGCGTTTGGCCCTACTATGGCAAAAGCAAAGATTGCCAGAAGAGTTAAGAAAGATGCTGCATGGGAAGCCAAGCAAACTGATGGTGTATATGAATCTCTTGGTGCTGCCGCTGATCCATCAAGAGCAAGGCAAACAGCTTACGCAACTATGGAGCGTGATGCTGCAAAAGAAACTGGTGTAAAACTAGAGAAGCTAGGCTGGAACCCTGTGTTTCGGATGTTGAAAAGCAGCAACCCTATAGTTAGGGGACTTGCTGCTGAAATGGTTGACATGGGTGGTGTTGCTACCAAGCGTATTGATGAAGAGCTTCCTATGGCTCAATCAGTAGAAACAACATTTAGATCTCGTTATCTTTCTGAGCTTCTTGAAGCTATGCGTAAATCAGATGAAGCATACCTTAGCTATCGTGGCAAGGTTGCTAGTGATAGCGATATTGTTCGTTCGTTTCAAATACTTGGAACTCAAATAAGCGATAAGTTTAAATCAGGAGGTGATTATCTTTCTGAAGTTGACTTCCGTATTCGTATTGGTAAGGCAATGCGTCGTGGAGATGTCGATGAAGTTGGTGATGCAGCTTCTCCCTACGTTAGTGAGGCAGCTGCGGCTGCAAGAAGACAGCTTAATATGATTAAAAAAGAAGCTGAAGATGTAAGGTTGTTTGAAGCAGAGATACAAAAAGCATTAGAAATTGCTCGTAGATCAGGTGATTCAGCTGAGGTCTCTAGGCTCACAGAGCATCTAAACAATGTAAGATCTCAGGGCGTGTCTGTTAATACTGCCGCATCTTATCTGCCTCGCATTTATCGTATTGACAGAATTATGGACGATCCACAAAGGTTTGTTTCCATTGTTCGTGCTTGGGCTATAGAGAACAAAGGCATGAGCAGACAAGCTGCCCAGAAGTATGCTGATGAGGTTATGGATTCTGTAACTCGTTCAAGACCTTATATTGGCTTAGAAGGTGACGATCTTGACCAGTTATTGTCTCCTGCAAGCACAAAGATGCGTACATTTGAAATACCAGATGAGCTTATAGAAGATTTTCTTGAAAGCGACATCGAGGTATTGCTGCGTCATCATACTCGCACTATGGGCATGGACATCGAGATTGCCAGACGTTTTGGCAGCATAGACATGAAGTCTGTAATTGATGATGTTACTAATGAGTATACTCGTCTTATTGATGAAGCAACTGACATTCAGATTAAGAATAATCTTAGAGAATCTTTGGCTAATGATCTTCGTGATATTCGTGGTTTGCGTGACAGGCTGCGTGGTACATATGGTGCGTCTAAAGACCCACATGCAATGAGCAGCCGTTTTGTCAGATCAATGAAGTCATTCAATGTTCTTGTTGGCATGGGTGGTGCAATGGTTTCTTCAATACCAGACATTGCCAGAATAGTTATGGTTGAAGGCATTGAGAACGCTTATGGCAAGGGACTTAAGATACAATTTGCTCGACAAGCTAGAACAATCAATCGCTTATCTAAAAGCGAACTTAGAAAGTCTGCTGTTGCTGCTGACGCTGTTCTCGGTTTACGAGCGCATGCTTTTGCTGATCTGGGTGATGTATTTGGGAATCGTTTTGCTGTTGAGCGTGTTCTAAGCGCAAGCACAGGAGTTATGTTTGTTCTCAACGGCCTCAATATATGGAACCAAGCTCTAAAAGAATTTGCTGGCAATGTAACAATGCTTCGTATGACTGAAGCCATAATGAAGCCTTGGAATAGTTTGAGCAGAGCTGACAAGGAAAAGCTTTTAAAGAATGGCATTGGTCAGCAAGAGCATATGCGTATGTCTCAGCAAATTAGGAATCATGGTGAGCAGATAGATGGCGAGTGGATGCCAAATACTGAAGCTTGGACTGATCCAACGATGCGCTTGTCTTTTAGAAATGCTCTTAATCAAAATGTTGAACGTATTATCATCACCCCTGGGGCTGGCGACAGAGCATTGTGGACATCAACAGAGTTTGGCTCGATGTTGACTCAGTTTAAGTCTTTTGGTCAAGCGGCAACTGTTCGCATGTTAACATCTGGATTACAAGAACGTGATGGTGCTTTCTGGCAAGGAGCCTTTTTGCTTGTCGGTCTTGGCGCACTCACCAATGAGTTGAAGAGAAAACAGTACGGCCTTGATGATCGTAAGGAAACATTTGATGAGAAACTTATCAATGCAATAGATCGCAGTGGCATTACTGGATATTTTATGGACGTTAACAATGCTGTTGAAAAGTTAAGCAATAACAGACTTGGATTGCGTCCAGCTGCACTAGATAAAACTAAGAAATACGTTCCTAATGGAGCAAAGCTAAACGCTGTTCTCGGGCCTACGGCTGCTAACATTAGTAATGCGGCAAGCATTATGACAGATGTTATAACAGGAGAGGCAGATCAGAAAACTGCTGATAGCCTTAGGTTCTTGACTCCATTTGGAAATCACCCTGTTGCCGATCCATTTTTTGATTGGGCGTATGGACAATAGATGTGAATTAACGCAATGAAGCCAACAATGTATAAGAGGATATTATGGCGACAATACAAATAGCAGATGATGACGCTAGAGTTCAGTATTCCCAAGCTGTCGTAGCAAACACTACTCAGCTTACTATTGATTTTCCATTCTTTGATCTGGATGATCTTAATGTAATTGTTACTGACGCTGCTGGCACAGATACAACCCTTTCCAGAGGAACTGGAACAGGGACATTTGCTGTTGTCGGAGTTTCTGTAGATGATGGTTTTTCAGGTGGTTATATAACCTTGGGAGACGATTATGCGTCTGCAACTGATACATTTACTATCTTTCGTGACATTGCTGTTGAGCGTACTACTGATTTTCCAACGTCAGGGCCGTTTAACATCTCATCTCTGAACACTGAGCTTGACAAGATTATTGCTATTGAGCAAGAGCTTGAGACCAAGATTACTCGTACACTTCAGCTTGCTGACTCAGATACAACTGTTGATCTAAAGCTGCCTAACCTTGACACTCGTAAGGGAACAACTCTTGCGTTTAATGCTACAACTGGTGAGCCGGAAGCTGGCCCTACTGTTGCTGGCGTTACTACTGTCGGTGCTTTGGCTGCTGACATTGCCACGCTTGCTGACATCGAGGATGGTACAGTAGCAACTGACGCTATTAGCGACACTGCTGCCATTGCATCTGACGTTACTGCCGTTGCAGCTATTGCTTCTGATGTTACAGCTGTCAATGCTAACTCATCAAACATTAACGCTGCTGTAGCTAATGCTGCTAACATCAATGCTGCACCAGCTAATGCACAGCTTGCTGCTGACTGGGCTGTCAAAGTTGACGGCATTGTTGATAGCACAGACTATTCATCAAAGGCTTGGTCAATTGGTGGTACTGGCGTTACTAGTACAGCTGGTGCTGGCCCTGCTAAAGATTGGGCAACAGAAACAACAACGACTGTTGATGGGTCTGAGTATAGCTCAAAAGAATATGCTGTTGGTACTCAGACTAGAGGCACTACTGGTTCTGCTAAAGACTGGGCTACTTACACAGGGGGTACAGTAGATGGGTCTGAATACTCTGCCAAGTATTGGGCGCAGCAAGCAGCCAACGAAACACAGTCGCAGCGTGATGTTTACTATGGTGCCTTTGCAAGTGATGCAGCAGCGCAGACATATCAAACTGTAACTAACGGCGGCACTGTAGATGCTGGCGATCAATACTTTAACACATCAAGCAACATCATTCGGGTTTATGACGGCTCTGCATGGAACGATGCAGTAGTAAGTACAACTGGCTTTGCTACTAACGGCTTTGCCATTGCGATGGCAATCGCCTTATAGGAGTAAAAGATGGCACAGAATTTTCGCAGATACACGCTAAACAACGTAGGCACAGTTGCTGCTGACGTACCTAACGGCAGTAACTTTGACACATACGATACGCTGGTTGGCATCCATTTAGCTAACGTAACGGTAAATGCTATCACTGTTAGCTGCTATATCAATGACGGAACTAACGACATCTACTTGGTTAAGGATGCGCCTATCGCAGCTGGCGGTGCGCTTCAAATCCTAGATGCTGGTGCAAAGTTTGTTGTGCAGTCAGGCGATAGATTGTGGGTTCAATCAGATACTGCATCATCATGCGATGTGTGGGTATCCGCTGTTGATGACATTAGTTCATAGGAGTAACCGATGGGTTATGTAGGCAATCAACAGACTGAAGGCTTTAGCCAAATACCAGCCAAGCAAGACTTGACAGGTGCGACTGGCACTAGCCTGACGCTGACACACGCTGTAGCCAGTGCTGAAGGCATTGACTTGTTTATTAACAACGTGCGGCAAGAGCCTACCACGGCATACTCTGTTGGGGCTGATGGTGTCACAGTAACGCTGACAGGCTCAGTGGTGGCAACTGACGACATCTATGTAGTTTATAACTCACTGGCACGTCAGACCAGCACACACCCATCTAATCAAGCCCTACAAGCTACCAGCGGCACATTCTCTGG